ACCAGCTCCAGCTCCAGCTCCAGCTCAAGCTCCACAAGGTATTCAGTATAGCAGCGTTCATCGTCTACCAGCTCCAGCTCCAGCTCCAGCTCCTGCTCCAGCTCCTGCTCCTGCTCCTGCTCCTGCTCCAGCTCATGCTCCTGCTCCAGCTCCTGCTCCTGCTCCAGCTCCAGCTCCTGCTCCTGCTCCAGCTCCAGCTCATGCTCCTGCTCCAGCTCATGCTCCTGCTAAAGCTCCAGCTCCAGCTCAAGCTCCTGCTCCTGCTAAAGCTCCAGCTCCTGCTCCTGCTCCACAATCCATATAGGATAGCTTGGTTCACCTGCTCCCGCTCCCGCTCCAGCTCAAGCTCCCGCTCCCGCTCCAGCTCAAGCTACAGCTCCTGCTCCAGCTCATGCTCCTGCTAAAGCTCCAGCTCAAGCTACAGCTCCTGCTCCAGCTCCCGCTCAAGCTCCTGCTCCAGCTCCCGCTCCAGCTCCTGCTCCTGCTCCTGCTCCAGCTCCCGCTCCAGCTCAAGCTCCTGCTCCAGCTCCACAATCCATATAGAATAGCTTGGTTCATTTCGCTTCCTTGGGCAGGGCGTGACTCCACTCTGTTGCATCAACGACGCAGCCAACAGAGATGCGAACATTATTAACGAACGGCTCAACCTCATTCGCAGTCCCTGTTTTGAGAAACTCATTGAATCTCCCATCGTCTGCTATCCATGCGGCATCGGAAAGTTCAAACCATGCATCATTACATTTTACGCATTTCCCTGTGTAATGATGAGTGACGGTGCGGATGAAATATGCTTTTCCAACTTCCAAGATCGGTTCATTGTTCATGTTTTTCTCCTTTGCTTTGTCACCACAAAAATTCTATCCAGCATCCATTTCAGGATAAACTTCATGGCAGCATTGTTTTTATGAATAACCCCCCCCAGCATACGGTATAAATTTCATTTTCCTTCTCCTTTGGCCCCGCTTAGGTTGGCCTCATGCAGGTTGGCCTCATGCAGGTTGGCCCCGCACAGATCGGCCCCGCACAGATCGGCCAAGCTCAGATCGGCCCAGCGTAGATCGGCCCCGCGCAGGTTGGCCCAACTCAAGTTGGCCCCGCTTAGATCGGCCTCATTCAGGTTGGCCTCATGCAGGTTGGCCTCGTGCAGGTTGGCCTTGCTTAGATCGGCCCCGCGCAGGGTGGCCTTGCTTAGGTTGGCCAAGCTTAGATCGGCCTTGCTTAGATCGGCCAAGCTTAGATCGGCCTCGCTTAGATCGACCCCGCTCAAGTCGGCCTCGCCCAAGTCGGCCCTGTACAGGTCGGCCTCGCGCAAGTCGGCCTTATTTTTTAAGGCCCATTTTACCGCAAGCCCTCGTTTTTTTCCGATGGTGTCTTCCGCTTTGGCATCTATATCCGCAGTAAATTGGATCTCGTTTGTAAGGTTATTTTTTATTTCAAATTTAATCATTTCTTTTCCTCTTTTTCCTCGCTGGCGCTACAGACACCATACGTTGAAAACCGCCGTATGGTTCGTCTCGCGAACCTATCAACCACACACAGTTTCCTTGTTTTTTGAAGCGTTCTTTTATAATTCGTATCCCGCACCAGTGACAAATCAGCAGAGTATCCCCATCGGGATAACATTTCTCCATGTGATGCCAATTCAACCTATGGACCATCACCATAAATTTTCCGTATAATAAAAAATACCAAAGTTTATTTATACACTTTTGAATCATCATTCAAAATCCTCCATGCTCCTGCTCCAACTCACGCTCACGCCACTTCCTCCCCAGCTCCAGCTCATGCTCCAGCTCCTGTTCCTGCTCCTGCTCCCGCTCAAGCTCCTGCCTGCGGACCAGCTCGGCCTGAACGTCTAGCCCTTTTCTTTCCAGTTTTCGCGCTTCTTTTTCTTTTTCTTTTTCAAGCCGCAATCGTTCATTCTCAGCGTTCATTTGTTCAGAGGCGATTTTTAATTTCTGATCTCGCTCAAATTGAAATATTTTGGCTTTGATGTTCGCCACCGAAATTTCCACCGGTTTCAGTTCGTCGGCCCGCGCCTTGATCAGCGCTCTATGGGCTTCGTAGGCACGTTGCACGTGAGGATCGAACCATGCTCCTATGCGATCCTTGAGATCAAGGCAGGCCCTCATAAAGCGCATGCCATGATCTCTTGTTTCCACGCTAACGATTTCGATTTTGTCAACGTGCATTACTAAGTTGCTGCGCTCCGTTGACAGTGCGGTTTCTAGCGTCAATTCTTGTGTCATATTTTTCTCTCCTTTGTTTTTAAACTTTATTTCACATCGCAAAACGGGCAGTAGTGCTCCAATCCTCCAAGCGCTTGATTCAGCTTCCATCCAGAAATCTTTGCTGCATCGAAAATCTGGTGAAGTTCATCTGACATGAAAATTCCATCAAGTTCTGTGGAGCAATTATCGCAGGTCATGGTTATGGATCCGTAGTTTTTATGTATCATTGCTTCTCTCCATTTAAACGGCAGCCCTCCTGTCGTCGTTTAATTTTTGAGGGCGACCGCACACATGACTCCGAAACATCGCCGTGGATAAAGCGGCAGACGACAGCGGAGTAATCGCTTAAACCTGCCCTTTTCCTCCACTCACACGTTCGTAAATCGCATTGTACTGATGCACTGGGATTTCCTTTGTGCTTTCGATCCCGTAGTCGGCAAGAATTTTCCGAACGTCTTCCTCTGATTTTTTGTTTTGGCCTGCTGCTGACCACAGCGCCTTAACTGCGCCAATTCCTGCGACGGCTCCATGCCCTAGCTTTTTTGCCGGTTCCTTGGCTTCATTGGCGCCAGGAAAAACCGCCTGCGCTTCTTTTACAGGATCCGTCGACGCTACAGGCTCTGTAGTTTGGGTCGGCGGGAGCGCGAGCTTTTCTTTTATCGCAGATGTCCGGCTTTGTTTCGGTGTTGATGTCTCGATGTCCACAACATCGTTTCCAGCCTGGTCCATTTCTTCCTTGGCGTAGAGGCCATGTAATTCACCAGGAAATGCTTTCCGCAAGGCGAGCGCTTCTGCGCATTTTCCCAACATGAGTTCGGGCATTTTATTCCACATAAACCCGGCCTTTCCACCAACGGCATACTGCTCCCACCTGGCCGTCGCCGTGAATGGACATCGAAGGCCTTGGACGATTTTGTAGACGCTTGCCGTTGCAGATTTAATCTGCTTTCCATCGTACACAAAAACAGGATCATCGTTACCAGCGTACGCTCCAGATGATTCGGCGCGCATTCTGAAAAAATCAATGCTCGTGATCGGCGTATAACTCCGCTGTCCTTGGGTATCAGTCCTAACCGAAAAGTGTAGGAGCTTGTCCAGCGGATGAATCCCGCGCCGCAAGTTATCGTTAAGAAAGAGTTTCAGTTCCGTTTCTGTAGCTCCTTTGGCCACGGAATTTTTTATAAGGTTCAATTCTTCAGGAGTGATATTGATTTTAACGATGCCATATTATTTTCCACTTTCCACCTTTCTTTTCTTTCTTGATGCGCATGACTCGGTAAGTCTTCTCCAACACTTGGTAAGCTTTCGTGGTTTGTTGAAAATACGTGAGCATGCCGCCAGTAAACGTTCCGCCGTCTGCTTCGCCAAGCCCTTCGATGATTTTCTTTTTGGCGGTTTCCTTGGCTTCGCTGGCCCCTTTAAAAATCTCATCAGCCTCTTGGTAGGCGGCAATGAGATCGTCAGGCACCTGCACCGTTAGATTCGGTGTGCGCTTGATGCGCTTCAAAACGTCCATGCTGATTTCGCCGTTTTCAACTGGCCGCTTTTCGCAAATGTGTTTTGTCCACCAATCGGAAGCACGATTCCAGAGCGTGTTTACAAGCTCCTGATCTTCGTGGATCACATAGCGCACAAAACCCTTGCCGCCGAGGAGAGCGTGAATGTAGTGCTCATCGCGCAGATTATAGGCATTGTGGCGGGCTAGACCGATGTACCACATGACCTGAATGAGATATTCCTGCGGGACTTCGTCCGTCCCCGGTTCGCCCCATTGGTCAGACAGCCTTCCAAAAAGCCCGGAAGTTTTAATGTCAGTGATGGACGCCGGCGACGCCTTCAAAGCCGACATATCAAGCTTGTCCACGTTCTCAAATAGCAGCATCGCGTCCAGGTTGGCCCGCATGAATTTGGATGGACCCTCCATGGATAAATCCTCGACATAGGCGATAGCCCCAACATCTCGCGCCGCGCGCTTTAAAAGCGGCTTTTCGAGATCGTCACCAAGGCTGGCCGCCTCGGATTGAAAGTCTTCATTTTCTAGTTTTCCTAGCTTTTCTAGCTGGACTTCTTTCGGGGTGCGCCATTTTGAGAGGCCGAGGATTGCAGCGACATCGCTGCCGCCAAGATAGAGCTTTCGCTGCTCGCGCTGTTCTTTGGTGATACCCATATGATTTCCTCCTTAAAATCAGCCTAACATAACCTGCATATGAAGTCAAGGAAAAAAGGCTGCCCGCATTTCATCATTCAGTCGGTTCATCTGGTGACATCTCCGATGTATGTTCGTATCCTTCTGGAACGGTTTCCTCGACTGTATCTTCCGGCTGCCCTTCTTCTCGTTTACGTTTTTTGTTCGGGCGTGCGGCAAAATCCATCTGCTTGCAGACGAGCTGCGTCCTCGTGTACCACAGCCCTTGATATTGCCATTTGTTTGTCTTTGTGTGGCCCTGGATCACAACGCCCTGGCCCTTCTTTAGCCACTCTGCGGCCAGCTCCCCCTTTTTTCCGTAGCAGATGACGTTGACAAACTCGACTTCGTGTTTTGGTTTTCCTTCCTTGTCCACGTAATTTCCAACGACGGTATGGAGCACGAACGTGCAGATGCAAACGCCGGACGGGGCATATTTGACAGTTGGATCCTTGATAAGCCTGCCCGAAGCAATCATAAAATTAAGACTCATGGTAAGGCTCACTCCATTCCGGCCATTTCTCCGGCCTGTTTGAATTGATGCACTTATAGATCATGCCTGCTTTGATGACTACGCCATTATTACAGTTCCCGCAATTGCAGTAATTCCGTGGATATTTAGGTTTTGGATAATCTCGATCGCCCATTTTTTAACCTCTCATAAAATAATCCCGATCTGAGAAGTCCTTCTCTTAGCGATCTTCACGTACTCAGGATTAAGTTCGATTCCAACCCATTTTCGTCCCAATCTCTCGGCCACGAGTCCAACGGTTCCTGAACCAAGAAATGGATCAATCACCTGGTCGCCTACTTTTGATCCCGCGAGGATGCATGGTTCAACAAGCGCCTCTGGCATGACCGCGAAGTGGGCTTCGGAATAAGGTTGTGCACTAATTGTCCAGACGCTCCGCTTATTTTTTCCGATGACAGACCAATTGACATTTTTATATGCCTCAGAAAGATTTTTGCTCGTTCTTGTACCAGATACATGTGATTCCTTTCCATGAATCTCCCCTGTTCTTCTTAAATCCGTATTTCTGTTTTTTTCATCAAGCAGCTCAGTTCCGATGCTTACTCCTTTTTCCTTTATCGCATCCGCATCGTAAAAATATCTCTCCGACTTGCTAAGTAAAAAGATGTACTCATGGGCTTTTGTAGGCCGATCCGTAACGCTCTCTGGCATCGCATTCGGCTTAAACCAGATAATATCCGATCTCAAGTACCAGCCATCGGCCCTCAGCGCGAAGGCAAGCATCCATGGAATCCCGACAAGATCCTTTGTCTTTAATCCAATGCATTTTTTATCTTTATGAACATAAGATATTTTATCATAGCGAAAACTCCGTCTCACATTGCCATGCAACGTGCTCTTTCCCGTGCCGTTCTGACCGGACGATCCGGAAACGTACTTGTCCCCGATATTGAGCCATAACGTACCATTGTCATGGAGCACGTTTCTTATAGCCCTGAAAACCCTTACCATGTTTTCCACGTACTGCTCCGGCGTATCTTCAAGCCCTAGCTGACCTGTGACGTCATAATCGCGAAGCCGCCAGTAAGGAGGGGAAGTCACGCAACACTGGAATTTCTCACCTTGATCGGAAAGAATTTTAAGGCCGCTAAAAACATCACAGTTTAAGATCATGTTTTTAATCTCCAATCTTAGAGATTATTGCAGAAAGTTCTGGTGTCTTTTTTTTAATCAGCTCTCTCAACGAACGCCTGGGCTCGTGAAAGCCCGGGGGCGTTTCGTGTTTTTGTTGTTTTTCTGCCTCTTCTCTGTCTCTTCTCTTCTCTTCTCTGTACTCGTTTTCGTGATCCATTTTGACGCTATCTTCGCAGTATTCCAAGAAGTTTTTTTCGAATAGAGGACCTAACTTGACCCTATGGTAGGTGTTTAGGAGCCTAGATAGGTACGAGATGTCTTCCGGAATTCGGTTTTTGCAGCGTGATGCCACCCCCCATATCATGATGATCTGGTATCGATGGGTCTCAGATAGGCTCATAAATTCCCTGTCCTGAAATAGATCAGTGTAGAGCTTTATCCATGGCGGGCGCTCTTTTTTGAAGTGTTGAAATTTCTCAAAATTCTTAACGCGAAAATATCGCATCAAGCCCTCCCTGCGCATAATATTTATTGACTTATTCTGGTTGTTTGAGGTAAGTAGAGACCTGTTCAGTCTCAGCTTGTCTCATGTTCTCCCATGAACAAGTTCCCCGGTTGTTGTCCCAACAGCACCGGGGTTTTTTTTGGTAGCTCCTATTTCTGTGAGCGTTCAATCGCTATAAGTTTTTTTCATGGCAGAGTCAAGTTTTTTGTTTTGGCCTGCGTACCCAGTTTTCTCCGAAGCGCTGCAATGCGAGATATGCCCTAGCACCTGGTCGTTCGGGTTTTAGTTTTTCATTCAGTAAGTCGTACTCAAGGTGTGACTGCCAGTAGTGTTTTCCATGCGTTCTTGTTACAATAAGCGGTTTATGTTCGGCCTTGATGACGAAAAAAGCTACCGGCTTCCAGCGCTTTTTGATGCGCTCCCGGCGTTCGTACATTTCCAAATTGATGAATCGCCTATCCAGCATGTGTCCTGGAAAGTCCATGTAGCCCTCAGATTTTCTGGTGCGTTCGGTGCGCTTTAACTTAAACGGCAATCCCAGCGGATCATAAACCTCAATCAAGCCAGCCTTCATCACCGTTTTCTTTAGCGGCCGCCTGGATATCTGCAAAATCCAGAGGGCGATCTTGAAAAACGTAACCCCCGCAGCATTCGCTTAGGTATTGTTTTCCAGTGCCTGGCATGGGTTCGTAGTAATCACCCTCGCAAGATTCGCCGCACGATCCGCAGTATGTGTGTATCATCGGAACACCCCCTTTTTGTACATCAAACAAATAACAAGCACGATCGTCAGAGCAAGAAGAATTCCAGGAAATGTTATGCCGGCATCGTTGCAATCCACCTTCTCAGGCGCCAAGTCCCAACGCTGGCCGCCGATGTAGCAGTCATCCATGTTGCACCTTCTTTCCCATGAGCTTTTCAATCCACTTCGCGCACTTTTCGGAACAGCAAAAAACAATCCGCCAGCTGAACAACCGCGGAAAGCCAACGAAGGCTTTTTTTCCGAGCATTATTTCTTTGCCGCATGCATCGCAAAAAGAACGTCTTGGCATTGTCGTTTCAAAAAACTTACACATTTTTTTCTCCAATTCTTGGAGGCGCTATCATGAAGCGCTTCCCCCGATATTTTACCAGCACAGCCTTTTGTGAAATCAGATAGGCAAGACAGCCGTCGGTGTCGATTGGATAATCCGTGGGGAGAGAGGCCTTAATCTCCCCAAGCGTAAGCGCCCGCGCGGCTGCGCGGAGCGCATTGAGCATCAAAATGAGGCCAAGTCGATCGGTGATAGGCTTATTTTTTAAACTCAAGCTTGTTTGCTTCAAGGCTACCCTTCGTTTCGTTGATTTTTTTAATAAGCACCGCCACCGCCGCGTTGAGCGATTCTAGATCGCTACGAAAAACTGCCAGCATCTGCTCCATGCGATGCCATTCCCGGCGCTGCTTTTCTTTGATCGATTCCAAATGGCTGTCAAGGTTTTTCATCGCGCACCTCATGCAGTTTTTCCTCTAGCGCCTCCAATCTGTTCTCTAGCACCTCAATGCGCTCCTCCAGGATTATTATTATGCTCTCAAAGCTGTTTGAGTAGTCGTTAAGAGCGTCTCTCATTTTTCCCATGTTACATTCCCCCTTTCAGGGCATGATTTAGTTTTTCGATTAGTACGCGGTAATTTATTTGGGCATTGCTATTTTTATATATCGTGGCGGTATCAGTTGCCTGAATTTCTTCAATTCTGGCCGAGTCCGCCCATGCCTCCAGGCGTTCCTTGACTTCCTGGATTAGTTGTTTTTTGTTTTTGGTCACAAAACCTCCTTGCTTTTTTTCCCAATTTCTTGGCCAAACGAACGATCGGGTTTTCCAGCGCCATCTGCTTGCGCTTTGCTCGCTGTAGCGCCGCCGTTTGCTTGGTGATGCCGACTTGAGATCCAGCGAGTTTTTTAGGTTTCATTTTTTCTCCTTTACATCGCCAAAAATAAGATCTGTTGCTTTTTGCGCTTGGCCCCCTGCGCGCACAACCATTTTCGGATCGCCTTTCAAGACGCCTAACCAATTTTTTATGTAGGCTCCACTGTTTTTGAGCGTGACCTGTTCAAGCCTAAGGCGCCCGCAAGACATAGCAGCGGACATTTCAGCAATTAGTTCCTCGAAGCTATACACAGGGTCGCCAAAATAGTGCTGCTCGGCTATTCCTTCCCTGGCCAGGCGCTTTTCGTGACCCGTCGAATGCCCGCATTCATGAAATAGCGTGCTGTAGTATTCTTCCGGCGTGTCAAACGCAGATAGTGCGGGCATGTTGACGCTATCCTCTGATGGTCGGTAAAACGCGCGAGCACCGCCCGTATGCAGCCCTACCTTTTCGCGGCCAAGGTAATCGTGAACAATCGTCTCAGCCGCGTCAATCGGCTTATGCGCCACGGGCTTTATCAAGGCGTCTACGATCTCTTGCTTGCGTGCCCTGTCAATATCCGCCTGGTCGATATTAAAGACCGTGTAGTACCGCATGATTGGGAACGTTTCAGGTTTACCGTCAGGGCGCGTCACCACCACGCCGTTTTTCTTGCGTTCAAGAGCCTTCCAAAAAACAACAGGAAAGCCTTTTTCACCTTTTCGGACTTGGCCGCCCATGTCATTTTTAATCTGATTATAAGTTGCGTAGATTGGCGTTTCAAAGGCCGCCAAAGAAAGCAGGACAGTATTTATGCCCCGATATTCTGTCCCGCGTATATTCAATGGCATGCCGCTTTTCCACGGCTTGCGCCATGGGATATTCCCAGTTTCGAGGGATGCGATGATCTGATCCGATATAATCTCATAGACAGTTTTTTTATCCATACGATTTTCTCCTCTCTTTCTCCCCCCGACTTGGGACGGGGGTTGTGCATTAAGCGGGGGATTTCCCCCGCCCCCTCTGCATTAATCGCGCACAATGCCGCAAGTGCAATCCTCAGCGCCGCATAACTCGTTTTTTAAGCGGCGGAGCGTCCGAACCGCGTAAGTATGATTGTCGCCGTGTCTCATTTCGTAAAGCCAGTTTAAGACCGTCAAAGCGCCGGAGCCGATCGCAAAAGCGACCCGCTCGTCCACCAGGATTCGGGCTTTGGTGTCATGAAAACTATTCTCCAGCGTGATGTAGGTTTTTTTGTTGGTCATTTTATCCACCTTTCTTTTGCCCCCCGACTTGGGACGGGGGTTGTGCATTAAGCGGGGGATTTCCCCCGCCCCCTCTGCTGCTAGAGAGAATATCCATTTGAGCGCATTTTGCGAACGCTTTCCAGTGCTGCCGCCGCTTTTTCAAACCCAAAAACCAAGGGAAAAGCCGCAATAACGAGACTGGCTTCACAGTCTTCCTCAAACCAGTTTTTCGGGCAATACGCGAGAGATCGCTTTCGCAATTCCTCAGGCATTTCCTTCAGTTTAGATACGCTCACGTGATATCCACCGTGGCTTGCGGTGCTCACAAAAACAAGCCCCTCTGCATAGACCGTTTCCTTCTGAATTTTTCCCCAAGGCGAGTATTTTTTGGTCATGATTTTTTATCCACCTTTCGTTCTACCCCGGGCTTGCAACCGGCGGCGGCGCATTAAGCCCCCAGTGGGGGGCCTGCTCTGCTAGAGTCCGCATTCAGTGCATCCGCTTGTGTCTTCTTCCACGGAAGATTCCGATGTATGGCGGCCGCATGCTCGGCAAAAATCGCTGTCATAATCCATGTCGGCTTCCTGTTCTGGATCATCATAATATTGTTTTTTGTTGGTCATATTGCCTCCTGTTTGCAATTAAACTTTTCGGCTAAGTCATCCACGTCTTCCAGCGTCGGGATATCGATCGGCAATTTGATATAATCCCGCGGAGATTCAGAGTCATCAGGATGTGAGGTTTCCATATCTGTAAAAATCCAGCGCACAAGTTGGCGCCTCGCTTCTATCTGTATATTTTTATCCATACGATTTATCCTCCTGCTAGCAGTATATGCTAAAGCTATACCAGCTGTCAAGGGGATTATGATTTATTTTATAAGATTATGAAATATCGATTGAAAGATGGTTGAGCAATGAGGCGCAAGGTGGCACGTGGCCCTCGGATCACGCCCAAAACCACGCAAGTATTGCAGCATCGGTGACAATTTAGGGCGCTAGCTCTCCTAAAATCCATGTGACAATTTTCGTCCTGGCCACGGCTTAAGGGGGGGATAAGGGGGGGGATGCTACATACTCTAATATATGTATATATAGTAAGGAGGGGAATTAGGAGGGGTTAGGATTTAGCACTCTAATTCTAATATAGTGAGTATATATCCTATCTATATTTTTAGATATAGGTTGAGATTATTATTCCCATATTCCTTCGCTTTTCCCAGTACTTACACCCTAATATCTCAAGTAAACTACATAAGCTAAGTGGTAGCAATCATTAGCTTTCTTGAAAATGAGAAAGTGAGTTAAGTATATGATATCATTCAGGGTGTGTTCTCAAATACTACACTTTACCTGTGGATAACTTATTCTCAATAATGATAATCATCTAAAAGTGTCTGTAAACCCTAAATAATCTGCCCTTTGGATGCATAAACGTGCTCTGTGCTCTGATAAATAGGGGATATCATGGCAATTCTCAAATGTGAGAGGGGGGACCCCCCAATGGGTAGGGACATTGAGGGTCAACGTTCCCCACCCTTCCGAATCAGATATCCCTAATGAAAAAAGGTATGTCTCTAAGGGGCGATATGGTAGGCGTTGAGTATGGAACAGGTGGTATTGGAGTATGAGCCGAACTACTGGCAGGATTTAATCAGGAAGAATCTGACGCAGAAGAACGTCTTGGTGTGTCATCGCGGGCTTGGGAAGACGACCATGGCGTTGCCGCTTTTGGTTGAGGACGTGTTGACGAGTGAGGTTCCTAGGGCGGAGGGGTTGTATATCGCGCCGTTAAGGGACCAGGCGAAGAAGCTTGCGTGGATGAAGCTTTTGATGCTGGTGGAGGGGATTCCAGGGGTCAACAAGAACGAGAACGATTTGCGGGTGGATTTGCCTCCGGATAAGACGATTTGGCTTCTGGGGGCTGATAATCCGGATAGTATCCGTGGGCATCACCCCGTAAGCGTGGCGTGCGATGAGGTGGGGCAGATGCGGCCTTCGATTTGGACGGAGGTCTTATTGCCTGCGTCATGGCGCCACAATGCCCGCATGACCTTCATCGGGACTCCCAAAGGCAGGAATCTCTTTCATACGCTTCACGAATCGGCCTTGGAGGAAACGAAGGCGGGCAATCCAGATTGGTTCGATATCGTCGTGAAGGCTTCGGAATCAGGCCTGGTTCCTGCCAAGGCCCTTCAAGAGGCCAAGAAGCATATGGGCGAAGACATGTACGCCCAGGAATACGAATGCTCTTTTCTGGCAGCCGTTGCTGGCGCCTATCTGTCCGATATTCTCAACACGCTCGATACAGGTGGATTCCTCGGCGATTTCCCTTACGATCCACTTTGTCCGGTTTATACGGGCTGGGATCTTGGCCTCGGCGAAAATCTCTGCGTGTGGTTCGTTCAGCACGTCGGTTCAAGATGGCGCCTTATCGACTTCCACATGAACCCGCCAAGGGAAGGGGCTGAGTATGCAGCGAGGGTCGTCATGAACAAGCCTTACGCTTACAAGTACCACTATCTGCCTTGGGACGCGGCGCGAGGCGAACAAGGATCCGGCAAAACCCAAAAGGAACTGCTCGAAACCATCCTTGGCCCGAAGATCGAAGTCGTCACCCGCATGGCCGTTGATGACGCCATCAATGCCGCGAGGCTACTCCTGCATAAGGCGGCCTTCAACCGGCCCACCTGCTCTGAAGCCTTCGAGACTTTGAAGCACTATCAACGCGAATGGGTGGAAAAAAACGGCGTGTTCCGCGCTGCCCCCTTGGATAATTTCGCACGCGATACGGCGGATGCCTTCCGCACGCTCGCCGTCGGCCTTCAGGAAACCAGCCACAAGAAGCGTCAAGTGCAGGCCACGGGAACCTTCGACGAGTTCGGAGATTTGAATCCACTTGCAAGTTCGTACGAAAGCGACTACGATGAATTAAATTCCGGAGGTTGAAGATGGCTAAAAGCATGGCGGTAGGCGGCGGTGGAAGATTCGCGAAGCTTAAAGCGGCAATCGCAAAACGAGGCGGCGTTAAAAATCCAGGCGCCGTGGCGGCGGCGATAGGCCGAAAGAAATACGGCAATGAAAAATTCCAGGCCATGGCGCAAGCCGGAAAAAAAAGAAAAAAACAAAGCTATCTAGGGGGTGCTTAATATGCCGCGAGTGAGCCCAACGCAAGATCCAACCACAGCTACGATAGCCCCAGTCGTAGGAAGCCAAAGCGTCGGCTCCAATTACATGAGCTATAAGAGCGCTATGGATTTATTTAATAAAATCGGCATTGCCCCAGGTGGTAGGCATCCGTTAGCTGCCATTGAACAAACCAGCGCGGCCGCCGGACGTAGTTATAATCTTTCCGATTTAAATCAAAACGCGCTTGAATATCTTGGCGCTCCGAAAGGGGCGACGTCTTTTTCCGTGAAGCGTTTAGGCGATATGTTCAAACTAAACTTTTTCGTGCCTGGTCAAAAAGCTCAATCCGGAACATTCGGTTTCAATGAAGCTGCCGCAAAGCGCAGGCAATCCATTTTAGGGTCGCTTGATTTGAGTCAACCTTCCGAAGGAAGGCAAAGCATCCTCGGAAGCTAGATGCCGAACGACAGCGCCAAACAACTCATCAACGATTTCGCTGGCCTCAGAGAAGCAAGAAGCAATTGGGATTCGACTTGGCAGCGCATTTCCGATTACGTCTTCCCGTTCCGAGATTTTACGACGGAACGATCCTCCGGCCTCGAACGAACGCAGCATATCTTCGATACGACAGGCCCACAGGCCCTTGATGAGCTTTCTTCCGGCATCTTCGGCCTTACCATCAATCCAGGCATCCGGTGGTTCAATCTTGTCCTTGTCGATCAAGACGCCAACGCCAACGACCAAAATCGCATCTGGCTCGATGATTGCGTTGACAGAATGCTTGCCGTCATCAATTCGCCTGAAACCAATTTCTACGTCCAGGGCCATGAAACGATCCTTGAGCTTCTGGGTTACGGCACGTCATGCATGTTTACGCGCGATAACGTACGAAGCTTCGTGGCGTCATCGCGTTCCTTGAACGAGTGCTACATCAAGGAAAACAACAACGGCATCGTGGATACCGTGTTTCGTTCTTTCAAGCTGACGGCGAGGCAATGTCTTCAAGAGTTTGGTGATACGGCTTCCGATGAAATGCAGCGCATGGCCAAGGACAAACCTGAGCATAAATTCCCGATGCTTCACGCCGTGTTTCCTCGTACGGATAGAAACATCGAACTTATGAACAACAAGAACATGCCGTGGGCCTCAGTCTATATCGACGTTGAGCGTATGGTGACGCTCCGTGAGGGCGGCTTCAAAGAATTTCCCTACATGGTTCCGCGTTGGATGAAAGCCTCGAAAGAAGAGTACGGTAGAAGTCCTGCGATGAAAATGCTTCCATCCATCCGCACGGTGAACGCCATGCAGCGCGTCATCCTTCGCGGTGCTCAGCTTGCCATCGCGCCTCCTCTTGTCATGGACGACGATTCCGCAATGTCGAAAGTTCGATTCACGCCGTTTGCCATCAATCACGTTAGGAAAGGCTCAAGACTCGAACCGCTCAATGTAGGAGCAAGGCCGGACATCGGGTACAAGCTTATCGAAATGGAACGCGAACAGATCCGGCGCGGATTCCATTTGCATCTGTTTCAGATTCCGGAATCGGATCGCATGACCGCGATGGAAGTGGCCAAGCGCACGCAGACGCAGATGCAAGAACTTTCCGACAAGGCAAACCGCTTCCACAAAGAGTTCGCCAGGGCATTCGTGATCCGCCTTTTCAACGTCATGTTCAGGAACAACGGATTTTTAAAGCCGCCGGCAAGTATTTCTGGCCAGGCTTTCGAGATTGATTTCATATCGCCTCTTGCCGTTTCTCAGAAAGCCTCTGACGTAACGGCGTTCCAGCAATGGCTTGCCATGATTGCGCCTTTGGCGCAAAGCGGAATGCCGGTGCTTGACAACCTGGATTCCGATGTGGCATCACGTTCGTTAGCTAGAATTTTATCCGTTCCGCAAAAGTTCTTAGCGGATCGTGGCGTCGTGGAAAGAATCAGGGCGCAGAGGCAGGATTTACAGATGAAACAGATGCAGGCGCAACAGGCGGTTACGGAAACAACGGCAGCGAAAAACGCCGCGCAAGCCCAACAAATAGCTGGCATGAATGTCTAATCCTATTTTCATGACAAAGCGCAGGAAGCGCGTCACCGATCTCTATCGTGACGTGTTTTCTACTGAGAATGGCAGGGCCGTACTTGAGGATCTCATGAAACGATCCAATGTTCTTGAAGGTACGTTTGATTCAGGAATGGATGCTCTTGAACTTGCAAGGAGAGAGGGAAAACGCGAGGCCGTTCTTTTTATCATAACCCAGATCGGGTTATCGCTTTCCGATGTTGTTACGATTTCACATCGAATCATAGAAAACCAAGTCAATCCAGAAGGAGAAGAAGCATATGGCAGATGAAAAGAATCAGCAGCAGCAGCAGAATGAAACGAATGAAACGCAACAGACTGAGAACCAACAATCCACAGGAGGCCACGAGCTTATCGGAATGTTACCGGATGAATTGAAATCCGAGCCGATGTTCGCAACGGTTAAAACCGTTGAGGATCTCGCGAAAAACTATATGAATGCGCAAAAGGTGATTGGGGGCGGAAGGATTTCCGTTCCGCTTCCGACAGATCCCGATGAAGCCTGGAATCCGGTGTGGAATAAACTTGGTCGTCCGGAAAAATCGGATGGTTACAAAGCACCGGAAGTGGATTCTAATTCGCTGTTCAAGCCGGATGACGCCTTTAAGAAATCATTTTTCGATGCAGCTCATAAGCATGGTCTTACGCAAAAACAAGCGGCAAACCTATACCAGCATGAGATCCAGCAACAACATAACAAACTTGCTTCCGAATTGACCGAGTACGAAAAAACCAAGGAAACCGTCGTTGCCGATCTGCGTCGTGAATGGGGGGATTCATTTTTGCAGCGCGACGCCTTAGCGAAAAACGCCGTCCGCGTTGTCGGAGAGATTGCGTTTCCTGGTTCTAACGAAAACCAACTGATCAAGCTTCTTGATGAATCTGGCCTTGGAAATCATCCCATCATGATTAAAGCATTCGCCAAACTTGGAGAATTTTTAGCCGAAGATGATGTGACTGGCCAGGGGGCCGCGCCGCTTCGCTTGTCCCCGAAGGAAGCGCAGGATGAAATTGCGAAATTCAAATCCAACAAGGAAGTCATTGATGCGCTTCGCAATCCCTATCATCCGCGTCACAAGGAAGTCACCGAAACCGAACGCAAGCTCTATCAGACTGCTTATCCTGAACCTCAACGCCAAGAAGAAGGATATTGATGGACGCCGAACAAAAGAGAATCGAAGCGCTTAAAATCGCCGTAAATACGTTCAACGGGAAAGCGTTTCCGCCTGGAACAGATGAAGTCATTGACAGGGCTGATGCTTTTGTAGTATTCATCGAGAAAGGTTCTGAAGGAAAAGCCGCGATTCAAAATGTGGCTCCTGAAGAATCAAGATTTATTAAGCGGGACAACCGGAAACGGTCCCGCTGACGAAGGGAAAAGACCTTCGGCTAGACGCACCGCATGCGTTTAGGATCGCCCGAACCGCAAGGTTCGATAAGCGTCCGCTGAGAAACAAAACGTTTTTCAAAGGAGGACGCCACTATGAGCGATCAGATACCAGTAAGTTTTAGCCAGCAATACGCGGATAACGTCACTCTGCTTGCCCAGCAGGAGGAAGCGCGGTTGCTGATGTGCGTGAACATGAAAAAGATCACGGGCAAACGCGGCTCATTCGACCAGGTCGGTAGCGTTGACATGGTTCAACGCACGTCCAGGAGAGCCGATACGCAGTATGTAGACACGCCGCATTCACGTCGTTGGGCCAATCTCATTCCTTTCGAGGTTGCGGATACCATCGACGAGGAAGATGAGGTACAAACTGCGGTCAGCCTGCAATCAAGCTACGTCAAGGCGCATGGCGCCGCAGCAGGTCGCAGAATCGACCAGAGCATTATCAATGCGGCCTACGCGGATGCTGATGACGGCCAGGAAGGTGCAAGCCAGGTTTCTTTCGATGCCAACAACCTTGTCGCAGTCGATTTCGGTGCGGCGGCTCCCGTTGGATTCAGCCTGGCGAAATGGATTCGGATGAAGAAAATCCTTGATTCCGGAGAAGTGCCGGACAGGGATCGTTATCTTGTCATCGGATCCTCGCAGTTGAACGATGACCTTCTGAATGACAGCACGCTGACAAGCTCTGACTATAATGCGGTCAAGGCCCTGGTCAAAGGCGAAGTGGATTCATTCCTTGGTTTCAAGGTCATCCGCTTAGAGCTTTTGCCGACAGACGGCAGCGGTTATAGGAAGGCTCTTGCGTTCCAAAAGGACGGCATCGGATTATTGATGGGAATCGCCCCGAAGGGTTCCGTCGATAAGCTCCCGACGAAATCCAATACGACGCAATTGCTTTACAAGGTCATGCTCGGTGCAGTGAGAATCGAGGAAGCCCGTGTGGTTTCCGCTCTCTGCCTCGAAGCATAACGAAAGGAGGAAATAACGATGGCAACGAATAAATCAGATCAGTACACGGACGAAGTGGCATCGCCTCCTGTTATGCACGGGCACAACGAGGTAGGCGCTCCGGTAAGGAAGTATTTTAAGTACACGGTTCCTGTCGGAGACGAAGCAGCGAATAACCTGATCCAGCTTGTCAGCATTCCCGACGGCTCACGTATCTTGGGCGGCTTGTTGGTGAATGAAGCCATGAGCACTGGTGGCGGCGACGCCTCCGTGCAGGTTGGCGACGGGACGACCGTAGATAAGTATCTCGGCACGACTTCCGTTGACGCCGCAGGATCAAGAGCATTCGCAAACACCGCAGCGCTCTTTTTCGGGCAAGAGCTTTCAGCCGCGATTGTTTTGACGGCGAAAGTTCTTACTGAAGACTGGCTTGCCGGCGCAGTGCTC